GTAGAAGCAAGATTTAGGTCAACTGACAATGACTGTTTCTTACAAATAAGTTCAGATACAGACGAAGGACAAGATTCAGTCCTACAGTTCTTATCAGGTACAACTACTAGAGGCTCTATTACATACGACCACAACACTACAGCAGCAAGTCAAAATATGATTTTCAAAACAGGTGACAATGCTGTAAGTGCCATGAGTATTACTGGTTCAGGATATGTTGGCATCGGAACTACAAGTCCTTCAAAATTATTCTCAATATCAGGTGGAGATTTTAGTTTTAATGCAGGTACAGGCAATCTTGGTAATAAATATATGATTATCAATGCAGGTACAAGTAATGATGGTGGCTTTATATTACAAAGGGACAACACAAATCAATGGCAAATTGTCAATGGAACTAGTGACGGTGACCTTTTACTTTATTCATATGGAACTAGCAGTACTATTTTAACAGCAGATAGAAGTAGTGGAAATTTTGGTATAGGAGGAAGTCCTGATACAACTCATAGAGTGACAGTAGCAGCAGAGCAATTAAGTGGTAAAAGATGCTTACTTGTACACTCAATTAATGCAGGATTAGCTTGTGTAATTAAAAATACATCAGGTACAGGTGCATACGACCCTTTTGCTTTTTTAATTGATGGTGGTAATACTCAAGTTGGAGGTATTGCTAGTGGTGCTGGAGGCACATCATATAATACCAGTTCAGACTACAGACTTAAAGAAAATGTAGATTATACATGGGATGCTACAACTAGATTAAAGCAACTTAAACCTGCAAGATTTAATTGGATTCTTGATGAAACCGATACAACAGTTGATGGTTTCTTGGCTCACGAAGTTGAAGATATTGTCCCCGAGGCAATTACAGGTACAAAAGATGGAACAGAAACACTTACAAATGTTGTTAGGGAGGCAGGTGGCTTTGTGTTAGCTGAAGGAGTTACTGAGGCTGAATGGACAGCAGGTAAAACAGGTGATAAACCTATATATCCATCTGACAGTACATGGACTGCTTCTTTAGAAAAAGATGTTTATCAACAAATAGACCAAGCAAAACTAGTACCTTTACTTGTAAAAACTATACAAGAGCTTGAAGCTCGAATCACAACACTGGAGAACGAATAATGGCAATCTCATATACTTGGGATGTAAAAACTGTGGACACTTATCCTAGCCACACAGACAATAATTCAAATACAGAGAGCAATGTTATTTATAACGTGCATTGGAGATTGACAGGTGAAGATGATGCAAATAATGATGCAGACGGAAATCCACAACAGGGTTCTGTTTATGGCTCTATCAATTTAGACGTATCAGACCTATCTAGTTTTACAGCTTTTAATTCTGTAACCGTATCAAATGTTCAAGGTTGGGTTGAATCAGCCTTGGGTAGTGATGAAGTCACAAAATTAAAATCAGTTATTGATGCACAAATCGCAGAAAAAGTAACACCAACAACAGAAACTAAAACTATAGGATCATAAGTGAATGGCACTCATTCCAGTTACTCCACCCGCAGGCATAGTCAAGAACGGAACTGACTATGGCAATAAAGGCCGTTGGGTTGACGGGGATTTAGTTCGCTTTGAAAATGGCTACCTAAAACCTATTGGTGGCTGGGAAAAACTTAGAAACACAGCACTTACAGGCGCACCCATTGGGATGTACGCCTATTCAGATAATGCTGGTGATCCTGTTTTAGCGGTTGGTACAAGACAAAAAGTCTTTGTGTTGTATGACAATACATGGACAGATATTACACCTACAGGCTTTGTCAATGATGCAAGTGCTGATCCTTTAGGATTCGGTGCATATACTTATGGTTCAGAAGATTATGGCGATGCTAGAAGTCAATCTGGACTACCCTTAAAAACAGGCCATTTCTCATTTAGTAATTGGGGTGAAGATTTAATTTTCTGTTTTTCAGGCGATGGTAAGATTTATAAATGGTCGCCAAACTCAGGCGGTACTGCTGATACCATAGCAACCGCAGTCACAGGCGCACCCGTAGGCAACCAAGCAACCATCGTTACCAATGAAAGACATTTAGTTGCGATTGGTTCGGCAAGTGATCCAAGAAAAGTAGCATGGTCAACTAGAGAAGATCGTAATACTTGGACATCAAAAGCAACCAACACCGCAGGTGATTTACAAATCCCTACAGGTGGTAGAGCTTTATACGCTGTTAAGTTTAAATCTGACATTATTATTTTTAGTGATACAGGGATTAATAGAATGTTTTATTCTGGCTCACCTTTTGTTTATGGTATTGCCGATGCAGGTACAAACTGTAAAGCAGTAGGTAGAAGAGTGATTGTGCCTACAGGTAACTTCCTTGCATGGATGGGTGAAAATGCTTTCTATATCTATGATGGTACAGTTAGAGAAATACCTTGCGATGTGCATGATTATGTTTTTGATAATCTCAACGTACCAGGCAAAGGTGCTTGTTGGGGTGGACATAACTCTAACTTCAATGAGATATGGTGGGGATTCCCAAGCGGTCATACTCAATACACACCCAATAAATATGTGATTTGGAACTATGCACAAAATGTATGGTCAATCGGTGAACTTGATAGAGGATGTTGGATCGACCAAGGTGTATTTAATTATCCTATCTCTGCTGATTCAAGTGGATTTGTTTATGAACACGAATCAACTTTACTTGGTAATTCACCTAATCTTAATGGTAGATCACCGTTTTGTACTTCAGGGCCAATACAAATTGGTCAAGGCGATAGATTAGTACAATGCAATCAAATCCTTCCAGACGAAGAAGCTAACACCTTGCCTGGTGTAACCCTTAGTTTCAAAGGTCGATTTAATCCTCTTGGCGCAGAACAAGACTTTGGATCATTTACCTTTGAAAGTGATGGTTATGTAGATGCTAGATTCACCGCACGCCAAGTAGAAATGACAGTCACAGGAAGTACAACTCAAGACTTCCAAGTAGGTGACATACGCTTAGATGTAAAAAATAGAGGCAGAAGATAATGGATGTATCCTCACAACGACAGTACATACAACGTGCTATCAATGTTAAATATTCTTTTGCAGCTACCACACAGCAAACCATATATACAGCACCTACAGGTGGTGACTTTGATTTTGCGATTGTCAAAGGTTTTCTAGCTTGCGATCATGGTAATCAACAAACTAATTTAGATGTATCAATTACTGATACTAGCTCGAATGAGTTTTTTATCTATAAACAAAAAAACATAGCAGCACACGCTACTGAAGAGTTGCAAACCAACGCAGGGATAATTCTACTGCAAGGGGAAATCATCAAAGCACAAGTCAACCATGCAAACATTGACTTGGTTTTAAGTATTATTGAATATGGAAAAGGCGACTAATATTGTCGAGTTTCCCAAGAAAGATGCTTGGGAGATTGAGTGGAATCGCTGTAAACATTGGATTGCGAAGGCTATCAAACACCAAGATTCCTATACATTAGACGATATTGAAGATAAAATAAGGCATGGATTATTCCATTTGTGGCCCGCAGAGAGATCTGCAATGGTTACAGAATTTGTAGTATTCCCACAGAATACAGCATTAAACTTGTTATTTTGTGGTGGAGATTACAAAGAATTAGAAGAAATGTTGCCATCTATAGAGGCATTTGCAAAAGCCGCAGGATGTAAAAGATTATATGGCGGTGGTCGAAAAGGATGGTTAAGAAAACTAAAACATTTAGGCTTTGAGCCAGAATATATGATAAGAAAAGACTTATGAGTAAAGGCAAAACTACAACAACACAATCAATCCCAGAGTATGTTCAACAACAACAGCAGGAAGTTTTCCAAGCTGCTAGAGGTGTAGCCGGGCAACCTTTTGTTCCATATACAGGGCCAAGAGTTGCAGGATTTACCCCAGATCAATTAAGACAGTTTGAAGCAACTCGTGGATTGTTTGAAACAGGCATGGAATACGATCCTGTTACAGGTATTAGAGATATAGCTCAAGCACCTACTCCTAGTCTTTTGGGAGCTGACATTGGTGCATATCAATCACCTTTTCAAGAACAAGTTATAGAAACCACACTTGGTGATATTCAGCGTAGAGCTGACATAGCTAGACAGCAAGCACAAGATGTAGCGCTTGGCGCAGGTGCTTTTGGCGGTTCAAGATCTGCTATTTTAGAGGCAGAATCACAAAGACCATTTATTGAACAAATGGCTAGAACTTCTGCCGGGCTTAGACAAGCAGGATTTGAGCAAGCTCAAAGAGCAGCCGAGTCTGATATTGCTAGAGAAATGGCAGGTAGACAGTTTCAAGCAGGTTTACTAGGTAGTCTTGGTGCTGAACAAAGAGCAAGACTTGGTGCTTTGGGTGCGATAGGCGAGCAACAAAGAATGTTGCAACAACAAGCACTTCAAGTGCCTTACCAAGAGTTCCAAAGAGCATTGGCTTATGGCCCTCAACAACTTGGTTTATTACAAAGTGGTTTACCAGGACAAGCTCCTGTTTCTACAGCAACCAAAAGAAGTACAGGTCTAGGCGATGTGATAGGTACAGGTTTACAGCTCTACGGATTATTTGGTAATCCATTCTCAGGATTATTAGGTGGCGGATCTTCAAGCAGTAATCTTGGAGCAATATTTTAAGGATATTTATGTCAAGAGGAACTTTACCAACAGCACCAACACCGCAAACTTCTGATAAAAACGAGAGATTACGTCTTATGGCTTTTGCTTTAGGCGGTGCTTTGCGTGGTGATCCACAATTTGCAGCACAAACTCTTGCATTACAAGAAAAGAAAAAAGCTGAAAATCTTTATAACAGGGCTTACCAAACTGCTAGTCCTGAACAAAAAAAATTATTAGAAGCACTAACGCCTGAAGGATATCAAGAATATAATCAAGCTCTGCTTTTAAAACAATCAGGATTGGACTCAAACGAAACAGCAGATATTAGAAACTTTAAATTTTTTGAAAAACTAACACCTGAACAACAAGAAACATTTAAAATGCTAGAAGATAAATCACCTGAGTTAGCATTTGCTTTAGCTGAAGCAAAAAGAGTAGCATCATCGCAAGCTGGTTTAGATTTATCTCCTTTAGAAATAGAAAGAGATAAGAAAATAGCTTCTGAATTAGTTGCATTTGAAAGTGGCGGATATGCTACTGTGCAAAGTAATTTAGATAAATTAGATAAAAATATTGCATTGTTAAGATCAGGACAAGATTTGACAGGCCCAGTTACAGGTAATGTTCCTGTCGTTGTCAGAGCATTTACAAATCCTGAGTCAGTTGGTTTAGAAGATGATATAAGATCTATAATTTTTCAATCATTAAAACAAACACTTGGCGCACAATTTACTGAAAGAGAGGGTAATAAACTTATTGAAGCAACTTTTAACAATCTTTTATCAGAAGAAATAAATGCTGAAAGATTAGAAAGACTCAGAAAAGAAACAGCAGCATCCGCACAAGCAAAACTTGACATGATTACTTATTTTGATGAAAACAAAACACTAAAAGGTTATAAAGGAAAAGTGTTTGATTCAAGCAATCTTTTAGATAATCTAATACAACCTGAAGATTATGCTGATTTAACAGACGATCAATTAGAGTCAATATTCACAAATCCAAATACTACAGATCAAGAATTAGATGCAATAAGAGAGTTATTAAAAGACAGATAATGAGCATTTTACAAGAACTAGAAAACAAAAGAGATCTTGCATTAAAAGGGCAAGAGATACCTAAAACAGAACAACAAAACTTTAAAAATATTTTACGTTCCGCAGTTGGTCAAGGTTTGGCATTTGGTTTTGGTGACGAAGTTGAGGCTTTTGTTAGATCTATAGGAACAGACAAAAAGTATGAAGATTTAGTCAAGGAAGTTAGAGGCGATCTTGCAAAATTTAAAAAAGAGCAACCAGCTTTAGCTTATGGATCTGAAATAGCAGGAAGTTTACTAACAGGCGGTCTAGGTCTTGGAAGAACAGCATTAGCTACAGGAGCAAGAAGCGCAGGAGTAGGCGGTTTATATGGCGCAGGAATGGCAGAGGGTGATATTGGTGAAAGAGCAAAAGCTGCTGCAATAACAGCTCCAATATCTGGTGTTCTTGGTGGGGTAGCATCAAAAGTATTACCCACAAGAACTGCTGCAGCTAAAGAACTAATGGAAGAGGGCGTAGAACTCACGCCTGGTCAAGCACTTGGCGGTATTGTTGGTAGCGGTCTAAGAAAAGTAGAAGAAGCTGCTACAGCTATTCCGGGTTTAGGAACAGGCGAAGCATTAGAAAGATCAACCCAATCATTCAACAGAGCTGTTCTTAATAGAACATTAAAAAAGGTAGATGATGAATTACCTAAAGATTTAAAGATAGAAGATGCTCCTAAATATTTTACTGATTCAATATTAAATAAATTAAACACTTCTGTTAGAAGTTTAGAAATAAAAAATGTAAATGACATAAGAAAAAATATAAATGATGCTTTATTAAACAGCCCTTTGACAAAATCAGAAATAAATAGAATTAATACTCAATTAAATAAAATGATATTTGATAAAGCTAAAAAAGGTAAATTAACAGGAAAAGATTTACAAGCTGCAGATTCATTTTTAAATCGTCAAACAAGAAATTTCTCAAAAAGTTTAGATGCAGCGCAAAGAGAAATAGGAGATGTTTATTCGTCTATATATAATAATTTTTCAGATTATCTAGTAAAAAACAATCCAAAAAATTTAGTCAAATCTTATAAAGATGCCAAAGGTGCATATGGTGATTTGTTAATTATCTCAAAAGCAGGAACTAGAGGAGCAGGTGATACTGTTTTTACACCTAGACAACTATTAGCACAATCAAGAGCATATGATCCTACCTCTGCTAAAAGAAGAACTTTTATTGGTCAAGGTAGATTACAAGATATAGGAAGATTAGGAGAAGATGTTTTAGGAAGAACAGTTCCAGATTCAGGAACATTTACAAGAACACTTACAGGAGCAGGACTGCTTGGTGGGTTAGGATATGGTGTTATAGATCCTGCCACAGCTTTAGGCTCAACATTATTTTTAGGTGCATATCAAACACCGCAAACACAACAAGCATTATTAAGATCTCTTATGGCAGGATCACAAGCATTACAAAGAACTACTCCATATATATCAGGAAGGTTATCACCAACCACAGAATAATGATCTAAACCATGCCAAGGGCCACAGAACGCGTTGGTCGATCAGGTGAATATCTCACAGCAGCACTCCTCTCCCAAATATCTGATACAGTCCTCATTGTTCCGCATGGTTCAGAAGCAGATATAGTCTTTGAACACGAAGCCCGGCTGTATAAAGTTCAAGTCAAAACCGCATCTAAGATCAACACAGGCAGAGTTAATTGGCGATTTGATATGCGCAGAGGCGCGCACACCAAAGATAGATATTACAAAGACCAAGCCATAGATATATTCGCTTTGGTTTCTCTTAAATATCGCAACGTGGTTTTTGTTAAACCTATGCAACAAAATCAACTCACTATTGATGATGAGCATATGAAGAACAATGATGCGATAAAAAACATTATTGACATATTATCTGATATACACTAATCTACGCTTATATACACATGAGGGAACGATGAAAGTATTAAGTTTATTTGATGGTATGAGTTGCGGACAACTAGCACTCAATCGCCTTGGTATTAAAGTTGACACCTATTATGCAAGCGAAATAGATAAATACGCTATGCAAGTAACCCAAGCAAACTTTCCAGAAACCATACAAGTTGGAGATGTTTGTAATTTAGATCCAAATGATTTTAAAGATGTTGACTTGATGTTAGCAGGATCACCCTGTCAAGGTTTCTCATTTGCAGGTAAACAACTTGCTTTTGATGATCCAAGATCAGCTCTCTTCTTTGAGTTCATTCGTTTATTAAAAGAAATCAAGCCTAAGTATTTCTTGCTAGAAAATGTCAAGATGAAAAAAGAATACTTACAAGTTATCTCAGAGCAAGTATCAGCTTGTTATCCTGAGATTCCATTTGGTATTGAGCCTATCTTTATTAATAGTTCATTGGTATCAGCACAAAACAGACAAAGATATTATTGGACAAACATACCTAACATAACCCAACCTGAAGAGAGAGGGATTGTGTTAAGAGATATTCTGGAAACAGAACCAAATGATCCAACGCTTATGTCTGATAACTTTGTTTATAGACAGATCAAAAACAAAAAGGATCGTTGTCTAGTTACTGAAGATAAAGAAAAGGCAAGCAGTCTATCTGCTATGGAGTATGTTAAAAATGGTAGGCAAGGAGATTATCTAGCTTGTGATAACGATGGTGTCCCGGTTGACAAAGAATTAGGCGAAGGTCATAAGCAAGATTTACAAAAAGAAATATTGCCTTCTTTTGATGAAAACCTAAAAAAGATGACAACTAAAGATGAAAAGGCTTACTGTCTTACTGCAACTTACTCTGCTGCTTATCCGCCTAACAGTATGGAAAGAAAACAAAGAACCATGATTCCTGTAAAGGAAGGTCAAGAAATGCCTGAAGATATTACTTTGGTTTACGATAATAAAGGTAAGTCGCATAAACCTATTAGGGTGGGAATGAATGTTGAACAAGTTAAAGTAAGAAAACATGAGGTTGACATAAAAGCCTTACAAAATTTGTTAAGACAAAGCAAAGCTGATGCAAAAAAAACAAATAAGTTGATTGCAGAAGAAACTAATTTACCAATAACTAAAGTTGAGCATTGGTTTAGAACTGATAAAAGTTTTGCAATCCCAAGCGATGATATTTGGTTCAAATTAAAAGCTGTTTTATCTATCTCTGATGATACATTTGATAAACAAATTATGGAATTTGAATATAGAGATGGTGTTTATGAAAGCACACAAAGAGTTTACGGAGATCATGGTAAATCACCAACATTAACAGCATCTAATGCAGATCAATTAATAGAAACAAGTATTAAACCTCAACACATAGGCACAGCAGTTGATGGTATTATGTTAGTTGACGATACAAGTGATTTACCAGATAAATCGACAGTAATAAAAAGTAATTATTACAAATCATCTAAAGCTAATTTTGAAAATGATACAAGTAAAGGTGGTAAATTTTCTGCAACAGGAATAAAGCAAAAACCCATACAAATAGGCACAGCAGTTGATGTCAATGGACACGATATTTTAAAGCGTGTGTATTCACCTGATGGTAAATCGCCAACAGTTAATACTTGTCAAGGCGGTAACAGAGAGCCAAAAGTGGTAGCAGGCGCGTGGCGTGGGAGATACAACGAGGATGGATCGACAAGTCAAAAGCTAGAGTTAAGAAGGGACACTAAGAGCAATAGTTTAACTACAGTACAAAAAGATAATGTACTTACCAAAGATGATGTTTATTGGCGCAAGCTCACGCCCTTAGAGTGTGAACGCTTACAGACTGTACCAGATAATTACACCAACCATGTATCTAACACGCAAAGATATAAGATGTTAGGCAATGGTTGGACAATCGAAGTGATTACTCACATCTTAAAAAACATGGAGCTGTAACATGAAAATGAATGATCTATTTAGGGCCTACATTAAAGATATGCAAAGACGTGGTGTTAAAAGTATCAAACGTACCCAACAGTTTTATGACAACGATATAAGAAAAGTTCTTGGAGATAGAGAGGTATCAGATATCATTCGTGGTGATATTGCATCATTATTGTTTGATATAACTGATCGTTCCCCCTATACGTCAAATAAGTGCCTCTCTATCCTCAAGGCTATGTTTAATTTAGCGATTACGCTTAGTCTGGTTGACAACAATCCTGCTTTGCATATTCCTAAAAACAGAGAAGTTAAACGCAAACGCTATCTCACGAATGATGAGTTAATTGCAATAACTGAAGAGTTAGATGTACTAGGAGAGAACAAACGCTATACGCAAGCATGTAATTTTATCTGGTTATTGCTCTTAACAGGTGCGCGAGTGAGTGAGATAGCGAAAGCTAAATGGTCAGACATCAAAGGCGATGTGTTGATTATTAAAGAGCATAAGACTGATAAACTTGGTGAGGATCGCATCATTCACATTACGCCGGGTGTACGCAAGATTCTTGAGCGATGCGATAGATACAGCGAGTACATCATTGGCATCCAATCGCCCAGGTACGCATGGGATGTGGTGCGCAAGCGCGTGGGGTGTGCGGATGCAAGACTGCATGACATAAGACACTCTTACGCTAGTTGGTCTTTGCAAAAAATTAATTTATCAGACGTAGGTAACTTGTTAGGCCACAAAGATGTAGCGACTACTCAAAGGTATGCTCATATTCATCAAGACCAAGCGATAGCTAATGCGCAGGTGGTTGGTCAGCACATAGAAAGTATTATAGAAAGAGATCTATAAGTTACCTATATCAATACAAACACGATTCTCATTTGGTGTATGAATACCTAATTTAATTAGGTATTCAGCTACACATTGAGGATCTTTCTCATTTGCACGACAAAACATTACAAAATCTCTCATTAAATCTCTGTCCAAATGAATAGGCTTTTTACCTTCACATTCGTTTTTTACAGGATCATCAAAGTCTGCAAAGTTCATATCCATACTCCTAGACCTTAGTTTCAATGGTGTAAGGCCCAATACTGTTACCCTCACTATCAACACCATGCACCATCTCAAGTTCTAAGTCGATATAGTGCTTGGCTTTCAACAAGTCTTTGACTCTATCGTCCTTATTCCTGGTAACGTACTTAACAACATTACCAAGATTCCAAGACAAGTTGTTAGCATAAACATAGTCCGTAGGAGTGATCTTAAGCTTTTTATAATGATCGCCACCTACTTGTCTGTTGGTAGCTAAACCACCGATTGCTTCATCCCACTCTCTCGCACTCACATCATCTATACTCATATCATCTCCAGTTAAATATTATTTGCATATGATAGTGTAATTTAGTATATTCGACAAGAAACAAATCAATAAGGGAACAATCATGAACGAAAGAAAATTCATAGATACCAAAGAACTCGCTGATCGTTGGGGTAGAAGCTCCAGAACATTAGAGAATTGGCGCGGTAAGCAGATAGGCCCTGCCTATTACAAGATAGAGGGTAAGATCCTATACGATATAAAAGATATCGAAAACTTCGAACAAGGTTCTAGGGTTCTCTATAATGACTCACGCGATATTTAGTCCTTCTTCTGCTGATCGCTGGTTTAAATGCCCGGCATCCGCATATCTAAATTACCAAGCAGAATATACTGTTGGATTGCCTGCAGCTACAGGTACTTTGATCCATTCCATGACTGAAATGTTATTAAAGGATCGGTTAAACGATATGAGCTTGCGTGATTATTGGCTTGGGCGGAAAGAGATAGTAGAAGATTTTGAGATTGAGATAGATGAAGATATGGTTGAATGTGCTGAAGTCTATGTCAATTACATAATTAAAAGACAGAAAGAACTTAATGCAAAGCGTGTTATTGAAGAAAAAGTTTATCTAGGAGAGATCTCTGATAAATGTCATGGTACTGCTGACTGCATATTACTAGCAGACAATCGAATCTGTGTTATAGATTTAAAGTCTGGCAAGTGGAATGTAGAAGCCATGAAGAACAAACAGCTTATGATTTATGGCCTTGGTGCATTAACTAGATATGGTGCAAGCAACCCGGATATCACATTAGAGCTGACTATTGTGCAACCAAGGGTTAAAAATCAAATCAAAACATTTGAAATCTCAGCTCCCAATTTAGTGGAGTGGGGTTTTACAGACTTAAAGCAGGCTACTGATGCTTGCGATGAGGAAAGCCCACGATATAGCTTTGGAGATCATTGCAGATTCTGTAATGCTAAAGCTGATTGTGATGAATATAAACGCAACTCTGGAGAGTAATTATGACGAAAGAGAATGATGAACTTGTATTTAGTTTTACCGAAGGTGGTAAAGACTACAAGGTAGATGATCTATCTGATGAGCATAAACTTATTTATAACAAGGTTATGTTAGTCAATAGACAAAAGAATGAGATTGTTAGCAATGCAAACTTTGAGGTTGAAAAGCTAGACATTCTTGCAAAACATTACAGCGATCTTCTTAAAGAAGCTGTAGAGGGTGACGATAAAAAAGTTGAGGTAGTTAAATGATAGAAGCATTTATTTTATTAGATGCAGTTGGTCATTTGACCGCAATGAGTCTAGCTGCGATTCGTAAAAAGGCTAAGTTAAAACCACCTATCATGGTTCTATATGGCCCCGGCGGAATTGGTAAAACTACCTTTGCTGCAAGCATGGGTAAAGTAATTATTGTGCAATCAGAAGATGGCATAGGAAAGATTGAGTGCGATCACTTTCCTGTAGCAAAGTCTTGGGTTGAATTTTTAGATAATCTTAGAGAGTTACTAAATAACGACACAGAATATAAAGTTATTTGCATTGATTCGCTTGATTGGTGCGAAACTTTATTATGGGATCATGTGTGTGAAGAGAATGGTTGGGCGCAAATTGATACACCAGCATATGGTAAAGGTTACGTCACAGCTCTTAATGGTTGGAAAGAATATGTTGAGATATTAAATAAACTTAGAGATAAGGGTTTTACTGTCTTGCAAATTGCACACAACCAAATCAAGAGATACGAAGATCCATCTCAAGAACCGCATGATAGACATGAAATCAAATTACATAGAAAAGCTGCTGACTTAATTGTCGAACATTCTGATGCAGTTTTCTTTTGTAACTACAAACTTGGTACTGTTCAGGTCAAAGGCAAAGGTGGTGGTATGACTACTAAAACCATTGCAGGTGATAGAAAGATCTTTACAGAACAAGCGCCGGGTTACTTAGCAAAAAATCGCTATGGCCTACCCAGTGAAATGCCTTTTGATTGGAGTGCCATTCGAGAGGAAATGTTGAAGTGAGTCAATTTAGAGAAGTTGACAGAGTAAAGAAAACCTTAGAGTTATGCAGAGATGCTTTGAATAATGAAATTGATTCAATCAACCCAGAGGACAATTCTTTACCTGTTGATGGTCTGCATTGGCTTATTTCTTTAGAGGCGGATTGTAAGGATCTAGTTAAATATTTATCTGACTACGATTCTTATGATCCAGGTTAATTTTAAAAAGTAAGGGTAAATTATGGATATTACAAACTTTTTTGATGGTGTTGAGGTTGAGGAATCAAAGCCTGAACTAAAACCCGGTAGATATAATCTTGAGTACAACTCAACTAATGAGGAACTCAAGAGTGGAAAGAATGGATGGTTGGGTATGCAACTTAACTTTAAGATTCAAGGTACAGGACACTTTGTCCCACACACTATTACAGTCGGACATGATGATAAAAAATATGTGAAGATGGGTAAAGAGGAAATGAACAAGCTAGTTAAAGCTGCTGGTATCAAAGGTGGTATCAAAGATACCGATGATCTTAAAGGAACAAGCGTAAGCTGTTCTGTGGTACTTAACGAAAATGGTTATCCTGAAACAGATTCTAAATTTGGTAATTCTTGGAAACCTGCGGAGCAAATAACAGAAACTCCAAAGGTTGCTAAAGAAGAAGCACCAAAAGAAGAGTCTAGTGAAACAGACGAAATACCATTTTAATCCCCTAAAGATGCGCCCTGCGTTATGTGGCTATTGCTACATTCCGTCAGGGCCATACATGGTGGTTCAAGAGAATAAAATTTATGGAGCATGTTGTATAGAACACATGGAGAAAGTGCGCGAGGGTAAACAATTAAAAAGAATAGCTGTAGCTTGTGAAGATGGCATTGACTACACTATCAAACAATCTAAACAAACCTATTTAGACATAGCAAAGAGTAATGGGAGTTACGTTATGCACGAATGGGATAGAAAGGATCGAGAGTTACTCTTTAGTGCTATAGTAAACAACTACATGACTTGGGCGAATGAGCAAGCGCGTAGTGGGAGAATAGAGAGAGTAATTCAAGATGGATCTGACTAGATTTTTTGGAGAGGAAGGCATCGTTGTCGATCAGGACAACATCTACAAACAAGGTAAAGATTTAAACGAACTCATTAACGAGATGCGTAATCATGGTCTATTGGTGGATCATTTAGATACGTCTGGGCAGTTAGTGAGAGTAAGAGTCGCAGAGGGCGCAGGCGCGAAGGCTGATAGATCTAATCAGCGATCAGGTTGGTATTGTATTAATGAACTCAAAGGTAATTACTTTGCTGTCTTTGGTAATTGGAAGTCAGGCTTTGAGGGTAAGTGGAGTTCTATCAACACCAATACTCTAACACCCAAGCAGAACCAAGAATTAAAGAAACAAATGCTTGAGGCTCATGAGAGGCGTGATAAAGCTGAAAAAGAGAGGCATGAAGAAGTGGCTAAAGAGATAAAACTTCTCTTCGGTTCTTTTGAAAATATTACGGAGCATGAGTACCTTACAAGTAAAAAAGTTAAAAATTATGGTTTAAAAGTTGACCAGAAGGGAAATCTTGTAGTCGGTGTATATGATACTACAGGCAACATTCGTTCTCTACAGTATATCGATAAAAAAGGGGGTAAAAGATTCGCTGGGGGTGGAGAAATCAAGGGTAATGTGTTCTTGATTGGTACAGATTTTAACTCGTTAAGAAGCGTACAAGAACTTGCAATATGTGAAGGTTACGCAACTGCAAGCACCATATGGGAAGCAACACGCATCCCTGTGGCCTGTGTTTTCTCTGCTAACTTTGGTATGGATGCAGTTAATAATTTACGCAAGAAAACCGATGCAAAGATGTATATATGCTTTGATAACGATTCTCATGGCGTAGGACAGCGTAAAGCACAAGACATATGCTCGGGTATCTATAATTGTTTCATGCGCATACCGAGCCTTACAGGCGATTACAACGACATGTTTGCTGAACATGGTCTGGAAAAGGTTAAACAAGAGATATTAGAACAAGGGTTTGGAATAACCCGGTATGCAATAAGAAACATTGTTGGTGATCCACCGCCTAGAGTTTGGTTGGTTGACCGACTGTTAGAAAAGAACAAGCCAAGTTTACTCGCAGCGATTGGCGGTGTCGGTAAGTCGATGTTGGCCTTAGATCTTGCACTTAAAGTAGCACAAGGCGAGGGCGAGTGGTTGGGACAACCTGTTAAAGCTCAAGGCAATGCAGTCTATATCTCAGCCGAGGACGATCAAGGCGAAATCGCCAGACGATTACAAGCGCTTGATCCCCATGGTAAAAGGTATGACACAAAGTATGACGTTTTTGCTTATACTATCCCTGATACCCCTAAACCTATGACACTTATCAGAGAAGATTCATCCGGGTTAAATATTACAGAACAAGCCTATGAACTCATTGAAGAGTTAGAAGGCATAAAGAATTTAGAGTTTGTGTGCATTGATACCTTATCTGCGGTGGCTGCCGCACCGATAAGTAGTTCAAATGAAGCCGCACAATTATATTGTCAGCTCTGCGCCTCGATCTCCTCGCGCATGAACTGTAGCGTGTTGTCGATCCATCATATGCGGAAACAAGCCCTTAGTGGCGAAGATTCTGCTTTGGCAGCGCGTGAAAGTTTCCGAGGCGCAACTGGCATCGTGGATGGTCATAGGCTGTGTTTAGGCCTATGGCTTGGCGATGAGTCAGAAGCAGAGCGTATTTGTTTGGAAAACGGAGTGGAGTACGACAGATTGCGCGTGGTGCGAGGGGGTGTGGTGAAGGCTAACTCAGGTGAAGTCGATATGTCTGTCAAGACATTGTTTAGGCGAGATGCTGTGTTAGAACCTTATGTAGATAGTGCCTTTGATTTAAAAGGCTTTTAGGAGTAATTATGTCAGGAAAAGGTGATAGACCAAGACCAATAGATAAATCTAAGTTTGATGAGAACTTCGATAGAATTTTTAACAAAAGAAAAGGAGAGCGTAAGCATGGCGATAAAACTAATACTAACAAGCCAGGAAAAACAACTGCTAATTGATGCACTCGCAGATAAAGGTAAGTTGTTGGTTGATAAAGAAAAGGCATCTAAATTAACTAGAGATGAACAAAAAGAAATGAATTCGATTGAGAAAATTATCCATCAAATAGCGTTTGCCAAGGAGAATTATTAACAGGAGATGTGGCGTAGAGTACCCATGAGGTGGCGTACAGTACCTAAGAGGTGGCGTAGAGTGTCATATATCCCTACATAACATATAAGAGTGAGAGAAAATGCTTGGCGCATTTTTCTCACACAAGGAGAGAGCATGAAAATATTTATTACTGAGTTTGAGTGGGACGGAGTTAAATACGATGGCCCTAAGATCTATGCGAAAGATTTCGCTAGCGCGCAGGCGCAAGCCGAATACCTGGGAGTGACTCTGCTAGGAACATTAGAGGCAGTCGTAGATGAAGAGAGCGTGTGCGAGAGCGTGAGCGAAGGCGAAGGCGAGAGCGAGGGAGAAACGCTACATTGAGAGAGCAAGATCAATATTGGTGGATTGTTAATGGAGTGCCAGAGAACGAGGAACATTCAGCGTTTGTGCATGTAAGATTTGTTAATGATTTCAGGGATTGGAAGAAACTAAGAACGCATCTGTGGGCGTGGTTCAGGGCGCGAGCAGGGAGAACGGATATTAGCCCGGTGGAAACGCTCGTGCTGTGGGCGGTGGTTGAGCGGTTTCGCTATGAAACCTTTAGCTCGCATGATGCTTACAGTTATTACGCCAAGATGATAGGTATGAACCGCAGATCTGTTGGTAGAGCTGTCAGCGCTTTGGCTGAGAAAGGTTTAATCCGGGTTGCCTTAGAGGAAGAAAGAAAGCTCGTTGAGAAAGCGATTGCTGGTAAAAGAAAACATATTTTATTGGTGGGCTTGGGCTACTCTCTAAGGAAGGTGGTATGAATAAACCTGAGTAGCCTTCGCCCTAAACTTATGTATTTGGGAAGTTATCGTCAAAGATAACAATGAGGATCAGTAAAGCTATTGCGACTGTAATGGTTAGACTCTCAATCATGCTATTACTTTTCCGCCAATGAATACTTTTGCAAGTTTGTGGCCCTCACGATTGATAAGCAGCCAATTACCCTCTTCATCCATCTTAGAATGTTTTGGACTTGGATAGGGTAATTCACCAACATAACCTTTATCTCTGAGGTGACACGCATATTTATATTCAGCTATTTCGTAAGTCATTTGCTCTCCTTATCTTTTTTTGGGTTAATTAATTCAAAGTAAAACCTTTTATTAGTGATTGCATCCGCAATGATATCCATCATTTCTTCGGTTGATGTCTTGTCGTTAAACACATCTTCTTCTGTCATGACACAGAGTTTCATTACTTGTTGATGCTTAAGTTTGCTCATTTTGGTAATTGTTCTGGATCGAACCATCCACAAGGATAATTAACCATAATTTATCTCCCATTGCTTGGTTTTCTGTTTATGTGTGGCCTTATTTGATTAAGGATAATTTCTATAAGCTGATCCTTATTCATCTTCTTGTATTCGTTCTTGAGGTGTTGGATAAGTCTGTGTTCTTGGTTGCTCATTTAATTGAACTTGTGCCTTTTGGTTTGTTTGGAAATTGACCTGATCTGGTTTTATTTAATAAAACAAAGAATCTAAACATCTCCCAATCATATTTTGAACGACTTTCATATTCTTCTGCTTGTCTTAGAATATTTGGATCAACTGAACAACACTCAAGCTCATAGATATCAAAACCCTCTGATTCTGTTACATCTCCAACACTACACGGATTTCTATTCAGTCTGTTTTGACGTTGCCTTGAACATTCGTTGCTACAAGTTTTACGTTTATGGTATTTAACAAAATAATTACCACACTCTGAACACTCAATAAATTTTTTCATATCTTGTCCTTAACGATCAGATAGAGTGCTACGGATACTGTATTTACATATACAAGTAAACAGAGAAAAAACAGTACCCATAGCAAAACTTGTGTCATTTTTTAAATGCTTTCCTGAAAACCCATCTACGCATTGGTTCTT